CATTGTGGGTTTGTGTGTTTTGTCCATAGTCGTATTACACACAACGAGTGCTGGAATGCCCACAGACTGCAACGGATAACGTACAGTAGTGTTTCGAGCACAGTCGCTCCGCAGGCTTCTTAAACCTGCAAGTGAGAGGAGGACCCCATGAATTCCACACCCGCCCAGAGGGGCAAAGCAAAAGCAAGTGCACAAACTTCTAGACAGAGTAAGTCTTCAAATACTAGTCAAGCCAGTAAGACTAAAACAAACGCTGGTGGGAAGAAGAAGCGAAAAAGACAAAACCGTGGTCAGGACCTCAACAGCAGTGCTGGAAGTTCTGGTCGTATCGGGCTATCCTCAGTCAATCGTGGCCGAGTGAAGAAATCTCATCTGTTGGACGAAGATGAGTATATAGCCGATATTAATGGTTCTGTGGGGTTTGCGGCGACGCAGTATGCGATTAATCCTGGCCAAGCAGGTACATTTCCATGGGGTAGCAAGATTGCAGCCCTCTATGAGAAATATGAATTCACTTCATTGGAATTCTATTATCGCAGAGAAGTCTCTGAATTCGCAACTAATGGTCAAGCGGGCAAGGTTATGCTCAGCGTTGACTTTGATGCGTCAGACTCGACTCCTACGTCGAAGCAACAGGTATTAGATACCGAACCTCATATTGACGGGATGCCATGTACCGAGCAACTCGTCTTAAGAGTGGATTGCCGACAAATGTGTCGGCAAGACGGATGCTTTGTCCGTCCCGGCGCCCAGCCGGCCAATACAGATATTAAGACATATGATGCTGGAAACTTTTATGTTTCCACATACGGTAACACTAACACCAGCGTTGTTGGCGAGCTGCGTGTTCGTTATAAGTGTTTACTCTCCGTTCCGGTTCTTGAACCAGCGGGGACACCGTCTCCTGGACAACCGGGATCATATTTGCAACTCACCTCAAATACTTCAGGTGAGACTGCGGCCGCGACGACTACGGTAGGTACATTGTTTGCATCAGCAACAACTCCTGTCGTCATAGCAAATGGTATCGGTGCGACGATTGCGTCCACTGGTATCATCACTTTGCTTGCGGGGTCTTACTTGGTTGAAGCAGGTTTTACCGCTTCGGATACTGCTGCTGCTGTTACAGGCGGCACATTGTATCTGGACATGTCCACAGGAAATAATGCAGTCACCATTACTGGTGCCACGTCAGGGGCTGATTTATCAACTCATGCTGCGTGGATTTCCTATTCTGCACCAATTGTGTGGAATACTTCTATACTCGGTCTTACGATCAATATGGAAGTCGCTTGCACTTATGCTAGCGGTACATGTCTAAACCAAGGTTATATCAAGATTACTCTTCTATAAGAACCTTGTCTTGTTCATCGAAACACTCCGATCCTATACGTACATGTACGTCGCCCAGATCGGTCTTTCCACAGTCTTACTTGTAAGGCTACGGCCATCGCGTGTTATGCGCAGTGTTGATGATGTCGGTGATATTCACGGGCTTCTGATGACAATTAGTTGGAACACATAATAAGTGCTAC